TAGTGCTCCAATTTACTAATATTTCCTGACTTGACTACTTCTACTTTGTCAAGTAAAGGATGTGTCCATCCGTGACTCACAATATAAGTATTTAAGTTTTCTTCCAATAATACTTCTACTAACTTTTCTCTTCCGACTTCATCAAGTACATTGATAACTTCATCAAGAAAAAGTATGTTGATTCTCGACTTCGATATACTACTCATCAACTTGCGTATAGCAATTAGAGTAGCTGTGTTCACTCTTGCCAGTTCTCCACTCGAGAGAGCAAGAATATCCACGATATTACCATTATCAGTGATTTGAACATTGAGCTTATCATTTGATACTACAAACTCCAGTGTAAACCGTCCATCGGATAATTCTGCTAGATAGTAATTTGTGAGTTCTTCCAACTCTTTTACAAGATTCTCTATCTTGTACGCAAGTAATCCATTTGTGCTGAAGGCTTTCTTCAATACTTCCAGATTGCTTGCAATTTCTTTTTCTGCTTCCAATACTTCTGTCGCTTCTTCCAAATCGGTTTGAAACTTCTCTGTTTGCTCCAGAATTACTTGAATGCGAGTGTTTCGTTTTGTTATACTCTCGTTCTCACGGGAGACTCGTTGTAGCTCATCCTTAGCACGCGATATTCTGTCTGAAATGCTTTTAGCCCTACTCTGAAGCTCCACAGGATCCAGCGGCAGTGCCGGTAAGCTATTGTCAATGCTTCTAAACAAATCTTCCCAATCTTTTTGAGTTTTTCGAGCAGTTGAAAACTCTGCATTGTTTCGTTTAATTTCTTCAATTCTTCGTTTAATGTCATCTTGTCTTTCTCTTGCTTCCGCAATTTTTAGCTCTTCTGCATCAATTAAAGACTGTCTAAAAGAAGTATCAACATCCTGTTCACAAGTTGGACAATGATCTCCTAGTTTGTACATCTTATCTAAGAGTCGTTTTGACCCCGCTGCGACCCCGCTCAGGGTTCCTAGTTCGCTTTGCAAGTCATCATAAGATTCAATAGATTTAATACTACAATTTTGTGCTTCCGCAATATCTATCTTAGCCAGCATATCTTTATAATTGTTATTTCTTAGAATTTTTTTATTTTTCTCAGAAATATTTGCAATTTCATTCGTAAGAGTAGCGAGTTCCTTCTCATCTTCTTCCGTCTCAATTGAAATTTCAGACAGTGGCAGTATGGTAGTATCCTTCAATTTGTTATCTGTCAACCATTTTTCAATCGTTGCTATGGTGGACTCGGTTGAGCTTAAATTAATACTTCTCTTTCTCGCTTCTTCTTTGAACAACTCAAAATATTGCACATAGTGCTCCAAATGGAGAAGGTCAATAAGAAACTTTTTACGGTTCGTATCTGTTGCAGTAAGAAACTGTAGACTGCTATTTGTGTTTTGGTATACCAACTGAGAGAAGGTTTTAAAGTCGATTCCAATAATATCTTGGAGTGTCTTGTATGTATTGGTCGCTGTATGAGAACTAATATCTTCTCCATCTTCCAGTAGACGCAACTTAATACTAGACTTGCGATCAATAATAACATCATAGCTTTTCTCATCTTTTGTAAATGCAAGAGATATGTGATATCCTTGATTTACATACCGATTTGGTATATCTGCTTTTTTAATTCCTTTTGAGTTCTTGTTAAATAAGGCTTCTTCAATAATTAACGGGATGGAGGACTTCCCCATCCCGTTTGTACCGACTAACTGAGTTACCGTATTATCACTTAGATCTAATACATTGTCAGCCCCATAACTAAAACAATTACTCCATGTCAACTTTTGTAGCGTAATCATTAAATATACCTACTATCTCTGGTACTCGGGTTTCTGGTATTTCAAGAATATAAGTTAGATATTCTACTAATTCTTCCTGTACCGTCATTTCTTTATCTATGACAAGCGTAGCTTCACTACTTCGTTTTACTACTTTCTTGTCCAGAAGCTCACTATTCTTCACGTTAGCAAGCTCTTGCATATCGCCTTCAATCTCATAAATCGTGTGGTGATAGTCTGTAGGTATCATCTCGTCAGGGTCTGATACTGTCTTTCTAATCAATTGAGGAAGCTCAAAAGGCTCCCACATCCACTCCCAATTATGAGGATTGATAAGAATATACCCAGTACTCACTTCGTTTCTATGAAAGGAAGTTGTCATAGGACTTCCTGGGTATACAATGTTCCTTTGAGTATTACTATGTGCATGAAGGTCGCCTGCAAAAACGACTGGAAAGTCCTCGAATCTGTCTAAGTCCACCTCTGGCTTGACGTGTGGAGGAATCTCACCACGAACATGAGTAAATAAAGGTTTCTTAGTATCAAAGAGTTCAATAGCATTTTTACGATGAAGATCGGCATAGGGTAGTACGCCAAAGCCGAAGTCATTATCATAATATGATACGTCAACTATTTTTACTAAAGGATTTATATCTTTCGTAACTTGTTTTAACTGAGTAAAGAAAGTTTTGTTTTTCTTTGTTGCTTCATGGTTACCATCATATATCAGAGTCGGAATCTTTACATTTCGTATAAAAGAAAAGTAAAGTTCCAACTCTTCCATATTCGGCAGACGGTCAAAAAGGTCACCGCCTATAACATGCATATTGCATTGCTTTTCGAGACTGTATATCTGCTCGAAAAATTTATTGTAGCGGTTAAGTGCCCACTCTCGGGGCACATTCTTTTGACCTAGCTTTATATGCCAGTCTGCCGTGAATAAGATCATGATACGTTGAACTCATCTTCCAAAGTTTCGTCGATATCGCCTGCTGCATCTTCGCGGATCTCGTCGAGAAGCGCCTTCTGTGCATCAGGAGTGGGACGAGGCATAACGTCGTCCATAGACTTCAAGTCTGCAATTGCTTCCATCTCGGAGTCAGAGAGGGTGCGTTGCTTACACTTGAGTACTTGCAACTGATACTCTACATTGTAAGGCAGAGGGCCAGTCTTTACTCGCTTGAATTTTACATCCCAGCCGCTTTCTGGATCAGTCGGATCGCCCAGGTCTTCTGCTGCTGTAAGGATGGCTTCAAACAACTTCTTCTTGAGATTGATGATTTTTACTTCACCATTGTCAAGACACTGCATAGCGTAGCTCCAGCCACACTTGAGATCGGGGTAGTACTCACGAATCCAATCTTTTTCTTTGTTGTTGAAACGTTCTTCATTACGGTCAAACGACAGACACTCAAAAGGAATCTGCTTGCCGTTCTTACCTTCTAGCCAGTATACGTAGCGAGCAAGAACGTCTCCAACGAGTCGTACTTCGTTATCGCCATCTCGGTAAGAGTATGAAGTGATTGATGATTTTTTAGCGCCGCCAGCGGCTTTGTTAAATGATAATGCCATTAGTGTATATCCTCTTTATTGACTTCTTCATATAGAAAAACTATCTTACCGTCTTCTATATCAAGTAGGCTGTTTTCTTCAAATGTCTCTAAATCTACAGCACAAAACTCTAGATCTAGTCTGGTTTCCCCAGTTGCTAAATAGTCGGCGTACCGACGTAAGGAAGCTAGTGCGAGATACTGGGAGATCTCGTAGTAGCTATGCTTATACTCATTATGCAATAAAATATCGGGGTGAATCAAGAATGACTCTCCTCGAAAACTTTTATTAGCAAATTTGTATAATTTATCATACTTATTATTAGGTATGTAATTGGTAACGAGCATACGAAAAATCAGAAAGATCGTAAGAGCACTGCCTTCCGATGTTTCAAAGATCTTTTTCCAATCGTAGAACAACATATTATACACCCATTTACAAAAAATGTCAAGAACTATTTTTTACAAGCCCTAAGTGGTTCTCTAAGTTTGATAGCTTATTTCTTTCTTTTTCTATGTATAAAGTGTAAGCGTTTTTTAGTCCCTGTATCCAAGACTCTAAGGATTGATTAACTATACTTAATGGTCCTGATTTTTGTATTACGCCATTACCCTGACACTGAATACTAAGGCAGCTCCAGTCTATGTAGTTAATAGGGATTAGATCGGATTCTTCTAAAATATTAATATGTTTGCCCTGTAGTTCATAATCTACAAAAACAAAATAAAGTAAGTTTCCTGCCATTAAATAATCATAGGCTTTCTTTGCGGATACCATGTTAGGAGAAAAATTATTTTTATGTACATTATTTGATTTAACATCTACGGCCTCTTCAGAAGACAGCATAAAATCTCCAATGTTTTTTCTACTTGTTGTAGATGATCCGTATTTTTTTGCTATCATCTCTTCTATTTTTTCGTAAGCGTCCATCTTTGCCTCATAACTGTTTGATAGAATAACTTTGCTTCATGTAATAGCCCATACGGTTCGACGCCTGTCTTTGGGCTGTCTTTCCTTTAAGATGTATGTCAATTACAACTGGATCTCGCTTCCCTTCTTGCTTACGAATAACTCGCCCGATAAGCTGCGTAAGTAAAGGCTCGTTATTGATAGGGGTAGCAAGAATAAGACAGCTAAGATTATTAACTGAGATACCCTCGCTGAAGATTGCTTGAGTTCCATAAAGAATGTCCTTCTTTCCTTCTAGTATTTCAGACACGAGTTTTTCCCTGTCTTCGTGTGCGACCTCACCTGTAACACATACAGATTTCTCACCAGTCAGTTCGGCGCAGCTTTTCAAGAAATGAACTCGATCTGACACCACAAGTACTTT